TCCTGGATGCCACGAGGCGCAAGCGAACGAACAACCCGAGCATGAATGACCGCCCTGTTGAAGCACCTGTATCTTCATTCATGGCATTCGCAAACCACGGAAAGCAGACGCCTTCGGCACGTCCTCCGCCGCCACAGGAAGAGCCGGAAGATCATGGAGAGGGTTTCGGTGAAGACTATGGAGGTGGCGTTGGTCTCGAGGGAGGCTATGACGAAGATGCGCCTTCTCCTGGATACAAGTCCATCGACGACGAAAAGGCTGACCTTTTGAATAAGATCACCCGCCTGGAAAAGAAGGGCATTCGTTCCATTGAGCGACTGAACATGCACTCGTCGATCCACGACATCCGTGGTGAGGTCAAGCGGATGTCCTATTCAATTGAGGTGGATCAGTCGGTCAAGATGCAGCGAAGGATGCTCATCGCCTGTGTGACTGGAATCGAGTTTCTGAATAAGCGCTACAATCCCCTGGATATCCATTTGGATGGGTGGTCCGAGTCAGTGATGGATGGAGTCGATGACTATGATGATGTATTCGAGGAGTTGTATGTGAAATACCGCGGCAAGGCAAAGATGGCCCCCGAGCTGAAGTTGATGATGATGCTCGGTGGTTCCGCCACGATGTTCCATCTGACCCACTCGATGTTCAAGTCTGCGATGCCCCAGATGAACGACGTGATCAAGCAGAATCCTGACCTCATCAAGAGTATGATGTCTGCCGTGGCAAACACCGCCAAGAGCGCCCAAGAGAGAAACATTGATCCTCGTCCACCGCCACCCATCGCCCGAAGGGAGGTTCAGGGGCCGAGCATGGATCTCTCATCGCTGATGTCCAAATTCATGACTCCTCAGTCCACCACGACCCGCGATGTGGAGGAAGTACGCCCGCCGGCAGGACCTTCAAGCGACGGCAACATTGAGGACGATATCTCTGACATCGTGAGTGTGAATGGTGAGTCAGTCAAGGAGGTCGAGGTCTCTGCCCCCAAGAAGAAGCGTGGCAAGAAAGGAAAGACGACACTTGAATTGTAAATAATTTCCTAGTTGATATTAAATAATGGTAGGCTATTGTTCCATTGAGGACGCCTACGGAGGGCTTCCTCGGGAAACGGTCAAAGCACCGCCGGCTCCCGAGAAGGCTGCTGACAGGATATTCCCCACCGACAGGGTGGAGTTCTATGAGGTCGAGGGTGTGATGGATTCGGAGTTGGGTTACATGGTGGTCCTCTTTATGGCAGGGGTTGCTGCTCTGGTTCTGAGGGACATTCTTCGTGCTCTATCTTGAGAAACCGCTTTCCGGTGAGATAGCCGTGATAGAAAAGTTCCGTTTTCTTGTCGTCGTCCATAGAAAAATTAAATGCCTCACCTTCTTTCATCTTGATGTAGATCGTAGGCTTTTCATAGACCACTCTATTTCTCATAATCGAAGTGATAAAGTGTTGTATGAAATCGACAAACGACCCTATGTGGGGTGGCTTCTCCATTGAGGGTTCTGGATCCAGTTCTATTGAAACAAGTTCTTCCATGTCCTTTCCCATGAAAGGCGTCAGTGGACACGTTTCGAATGCCGCTAGATCTACGTAGCGATGTCCCTGATAGACCACGGACTCGAACAAAAACGGAATGCTGATGCTCATGCAGACGGCGTGGGACACCGACATGTCAGGGTGGGTGTGGTGGGAAAAGTAGCAACTCCTTTGCAACGTGATATTATATGCCGAAACGTAAAAGTCCAGTCCGCACCATTCCTTAAGTTCCTGAAATGTGAAATCTTCCTTTCCAGACAACTCCACACAGATCTTAGTGAAGACCTCTTTCCACCTGGTTGCCGGCACCAATCCGTAGTTGTTCAGAAGAGACTTTAGGTTCAGTCGCATCAACTGGTTTACATCGGCAACATCTCGGATGATTCTAAAAAGTCTGATGATGTCCCACTTGGCGACTAGACATCCAAATGCCACGATGGATCCCGCAGATGACCCGGCAACGGCTTCAAGATCTTTAGTTTTATCATAATTGTAAAGTGCATAAACTGTACCTAGGATGGCATAGAATCCCATGGCACCTGGTCCCACGACGAGATACTTCATCCTTTTTAGAACTCGAGAGGACTTTGTGAGCGAATAACCGCGAATAAAATCCAATAAAGAAAAGTGTTCCTCACGATCAATGTCTGGTCTGTTGTCATTCCGCTCAGAAGAAAGTACATTCCGGATGCGAGATAGACCTCGCTTGGCCGAACCACGTACTTCATCGCCCCACGAAGAATGATTATATACAGGATACCGAACACAGAGGTCATTCCCAGACGATCCACCAACCCACCCATACCCGTGACGGCGGGTGACAGGAAGGCGAAGAGGACGGTTGGAACAATGACCTTTGTACTTGTCACGTCTGGCAGTCGTACCATATCTATTGATTGCCAACATTTAATCTAACAATAGTATTCATTTTTACAAAACTCGGAAAACGTAAGTGTTTCAGGCACCATATTATCATAACAATGTTGTCTGTATAACTCCCAGTTATTCCATAGTTCATCACTGTAGTAGGCTATCCAATCTTCATACTCATATTCATTGGGATCGATAAGTCCCTCATCTTCATCATTGTCATAATCCTCAATCACCTGAGGCTCGGAAGCAATTGGAGTGTAGTCAAGAAGATTAGATCCCACCATCTTTGTTTCTATAAATGTCTTGAATTATTTCTTTAACTTGAGTTGAAGGCTTGATGTCTCCTTGGGCTCCAACTTATCCTCGATCTCCTTGATGATCTGGTTTAGACGCTCTTGACCTCCCTCAATGTAATTTGGTAGTTCATCCATTAGGATTTTCTTAGTGATCGCGGGCTTCTTAACCGACGTCTTCTGAGTGACCTTGGTGCCGCCACGTGTCTGAACGTCATCAATCTTCTGAGCCTTCATGTAACCACCGATGAAGGTCTTCAAACTGGACTCACGGTCCTTCAGCACCTTAATGGCCTTTTGTGCCTCCGTTAATTGAGTCTTGATTCCCTCTAGCTCGGCAATAGCCTCCTTGAACTGATCGCTAATCGGCATTCCGTCAGACATCGTTTTGTTAACCAGTGGTGTAATTTCTTTAATTTAAAAACAGTCAGAGTTGTTTCCCTGAATGTTTCTAAAATGTATTAATCTAGATCAATCTAAGCGGTTCCCTGACCAAGCTCGAAAGCGGGGCGCATCTGATCCGGGACGATCGTCGAAGTGTTGAAGATCGTGACGGGGTCGCGCGGGTTCGGGGGCTCCGACCGGATCTGCTGGTTGGCGTTCCGGAGAGCACCGCCGACGGTCTCGGGGTAACCGATGAGGGCACGGGGGTTCAGGTAGTTCTGACCCTTGAGGATGTCATCGGGAGCAAAGTCACCGAAGTCCTCCTGAGCCGCCACATCGCGGGGGAGCAGACTGGAGGCAACCCCCATCCCGTTGGCAGCCGCCGCAGGCACGGACAGAGAACCACCGTTCACCGGGGCACCGGTGGAGTCAACCACGTTGGCACCCTCGTAGCCCTCCTTTCCGTTGATGTAACTCCAGCTGTACATCCCCTCCTTGGGAGCCATCCCGAGGGCACGGCGGATCGCGCCGTTGTTCGCCCACATAAAATAACCCACGGCAACGAGCAGAGCCAAAAGCAACATGGTCTCGGTCTTCATCATCTTAACCTTCATATCGTTTAATGTTACTTACTAAAAAAATTCCTCCTCTTCCTCTTCCTCTGGCTCTTCCTCAAAAAGACAATCAGAAAAATCCACGATCGCCTTCTTCGGCTTGGGCTCAGCCTTAAACTTGGCCTGATGAAGCACCCATTCGGTCTCGAAACTTTTCTGGAGAAATTGCACCGACCGGAGCTGGACCACCACGTCGACCACGTCGTCCTTGGTGAGTTCCTTGTCCTCGAGCAACGCCCGCTTGGCATCGTACACCCTGACCGTTTCTGCCTTGTGGACACTCAAGATATTCTCGTCAAGAGAAAAAGAAGAAGTAAATGCGCTTTCAAGTCGAGAGTCTGCGATCTCCTTACCGAACCAAGCCACCTTAGACTCCTTAGCCTTTGCCAGAACAGCATCCTCGCACTGTGCCACGGTCTCATCATCAATCTTGAGAAGAAGCTCATCGTCCACAGAGTCCACCTGGGCTCCCTTGAGTGTAACCAACAAAGGTTTTCCATCATCCGCACGAACAGCAACCTCCTTGACCCCGTCTTCCAAAGTAACAATCTTGGTAGAGAACTTCATTTCTATTTATTAAAATGTAATGTTTAAGTAGATGGCGTCAGACGCAGAAGAAGAAGGTCACATAGAACACCTGGAAGCCAAGTTCCTGGTGGACAAACAAAAGCGCATCGAGAATGCCATGAGCTGGCACCCGAAGCAGGAGAAACTCATCAAGTCCTGGGGAGAAAAGGCTCTGGGGTACCGGTGGATCCATCACAGATGCGCGGTACGCCACAGCGTTTCACATACAAACTTTTCTATCATCAACATTGCCTTGACCACCCTGGCCGGTCTGGGGACTCTGGTGGCTTCCTCTGAAAAAGAAAACTCACAAGTACTCTTGTATGTATTCAGTTTTTTGAACTTGTCGGCTGCCGGAATTGCCAGTGTCCACAAGTTCCTTAGGTGTGGCGAGCAGTACGAATCCAATATGCAGACGTCCAAGTTGTTCAGTCGCCTGGCACGCGATATCTCCCTGGAACTCTCCCTGGAACCCGAAGACAGAATGAATGCCGTGGAATACTGTCACAAGGTCCGCGAAGACTATGACAAAATCATTGACCACGCACCTGAAGTTCCTGGTGACATCATCAAAGAATACAAGACAATGATGGACGAAGAAGACCCGGATAATAAGTTGGCGAGACCCGAAATGGCAAATGGAAAATTCAAAATATATTCAAGTTCCGAACGTGTAGATAACGCTAGTATAGAAGAACACACGACCAGGTGGACCAACCTTCTGAACAAGGCCACTAGCAAGTGGAGAAATCCACCTCCAGTAAGACCTTCAGTCGCTTCAGTGGTTTAGGTCCTCGAGCCACATGTCCTTGGTGGTCATCCCCTGAATACGCTTCAACTCGTCCAATAGGACCCTGGCTTCCTGCATGAGTTCCTGAACCGCCTCCTGGGTGTAGCGCGACGTCTTCAGTCCCCAGAGATGCTCAAAACTTCCGTCAACCTTTTTGAACTTTTTGAACATGTTCTCCTCGGCGTCTGCCTTCTTCAGTCCCATGACCCTGAGGGATCCATCGAGGATGCCCTTGACAAAGTTGGCGCGGTCCATCGCCATCCCGGAACGCTTCGCCAAGGTTGCCACCAGATACTTCTTGCGCTTGTCGTAGAGTGCCATCCGTTCGGTCGCGTAGGTCCTAAGGATGTCCAAGGGCGTGTCAAACTTCTCGATGCCGTTGGGCCCGTGAAGATACATGTTGGTGCTTCGGATCGTCGAAGTCAACTTGAGATCCTTCTCCGGTGCAGAACCCTTGTAGCCGGTGATCACGAAACGGACATTCTCCTCCGTGCTGTGATTGCTGTAGTTTTTGATGACATTCTTCTCAACAAGCCCTTCGAGAAATTCCTTGTAGGTCTGGGTCCACGTGCCCGGTGGGAGTTCGGTGACCTCGACCTTGTCCCCACTCGCCTGCCACATACCCTTGAGCGTCCAGACACCTTCGTCCGATGCCGCAACGGTTCCCTTGAATCCACGGAACCAAGGCTTCATCGGCTTCAGTGACTCTCCACGAATGAACCGTTTCAGATTTTCCTTGACGTCCACCGGATTGTGTGGAGGAACCTTGCAACTGAAACCCGTCCCGATGCCCTCCGCGCCATTCACCAGGATCATCGGCATCGTGGGCAGATAGTATTCCGGCTCGATGGGCTTTCCATCATCCTTGAGGTAGGTCAGACAGGCATTGTCCCTCTCATCAAAGACCTTGGCGTGATTGGACAGTCGCGTGAAGATGTACCTGGCACTCGCGTGATCTGAGCCACCGGCCAATCGGGTCCCAAATTGACCACACGGCTCCAATAGGTTCATGTTGTTCGACCCCATGAAGTCCTGAGCCAGTCCCACAATGGTTCCCTGAAGACTCATCTCGCCGTGGTGATAGGCAGTGTGCTCAGAAATGTAGCCAGACAACTGGGCCACCTTGACCTCCGAAGTCAGATTGCGCTTGATGCACCCATAGATCACCTTTCGCTGAGAAGGCTTCAGACCGTCTCGAACATCTGGAATGGATCTACGAATATCCGCGTGACTGAACTGAATCAGATCCTTGTGAATGAAATCCGAAACGGTCACCGATGTCACCTTGCCGTATGGGAGTGGATCGCCGCGAAACGGTTCGGCAAGCCAGCGCTTTCGGTCATCAGCCATCGACTTGTCAAATGCCAGTCCGACTGACTTCTGACTTTCGTGGTCAGCCACGAAACCAACGGTCAATCTTCCAAGATCCCTGAAGTACTCCTTAGCTTCCGCTGAGGTCGAAGTACCCAGACCCTTGTAGTACTTGATAGTGACTCCGCGTGGCACCCTTCCTTGATGGGCCTGCTCGAGCCAGTTCACAAAGTCCCTTTCCGAGTAGAAGGATTCATTGATCCGTCCTCCTTTCACTCGGATCACCGGAGTAATCATGCTCACCACGAAGCCCATGGTGATCAACTCGGGCCAGTAGCAGTCAAACATATTCAAGACCAACCCTTTGATATGTGAACCATCCACATCGGCATCGGTCATGATCATCAGCCTACCGTAACGAAGGTCACTCAGGTCTGAATACTTTTTGCCTTGCTGAAGACCCAGGATCTTCTTCAAATCCGAAAACTCCTGGTTGGCAGTCAGTGCCTTCGACCCCAAGTCTCGAACGTTCCTGGGTTTGCCCTTGAGTGGAAAGACGCCATATTGGTCTCTGCCGACTACAGACAATCCACTGATAGCCAGAGCCTTGGCGGAATCTCCCTCGGTGATGATCAGCGTGCACATCTTGGACTTGGTTGTCCCTGCCCAGTTGGCGTCATCCAACTTGGGGATGCCCGAAATCCTGCTCTTCTTTGCGCCATCGGTCTTTTTGAGGTCACGAACCTCAGAAGCCTTGGTCTGTGCCAAAAGTTCCTGTTCCAGAACGCCCTTGACCTGCTTCAAAAAGGCAGGCGTGGGTTCAAACTTGGAACCAAAGTCCTGAACGCGGGACATACACTCGTGCTTGGACTGACTGGAGAACGAAGGGTTCACCAGAACCGCCTTGACGACCACCAACATGCACTGCTTGATCTGTGAAGGTCTCAGTTTGGTCTTTTTGGCTAGGTCTGAAGTAATCTGATTGACTACATGATCCACATGTGTTCCACCCTTCTCGGTGCAGATTCCGTTGACGAACGAGATTTGCTTGAAGCCTGCGCCAGCTGATGAGCAGACCAGCACCTCCCACCTGTCCTGCTTGAGTTGTGCTAAGGGTTGGTCGGTGAAGCGTGAAGTGTAATCCTGAAGATGCTTGATCGCCAAGACTTCACCGTTGTAGTGAACCTTGCACTTTGTTGGCACCCACGCTGCAGCATCCAGAGCCCTCTTCATGAACATGTCCTTGACGTCCTTGGTGATTCCCTTCAGTCCGAAGCGTTCCCAGTCCGGCACCCAACTGACCTGCACCTTGGCTGTCTTACCTGCGAAGGATTTGATTTTGGGTTCGGCACAGACGCGCATGTTGTCTCTCCAGACTTGGTGATAGGACTTCCTTGTCTCAGGGTCATCCACCTTGATCTCGAACTCCTTTGAGTAGATGTTGGTGAGCTTGGCACCATAGCCGTTACGCCCACCGGTGGTTCTCTCCTCGGAATCATCATAGTTAGACGATGTCAGAAGGTGACCGAAGATAAGTTCGGGCGTCCAGACCTGCGTCTGTTCGTGGATCACCACTGGGATGGAGATGCCGTTGTTGGCGATGGTGATTCTACCCGATTCATCCACGTCGATGGATATCTTTGTAACGGATGGATTCAGAGAACTCTGATCCAGAGCATTCACCAAGATTTCGTCGAAAACCTTGGTCAGTGCGGGGGAGACACGCACGGTACGCTTGACGAACTTATTGTTATTGGGGACCCACACATCCCTGTCTTCGGGCTTGACCTGACCCACGTAACTGTCGGGTCGATCAAGGATGTGTTGATGAAGGGTCTTTTTGGTATAAACCGTCATTAGTAAGGTACCTACCTTGCGTTTCTAATCTTTAAGAGCCTGAATTAAAATTAGTTCCAGGGATTTTAACGTTGGGGAGGGGGTTGATGCTGAAAATCATGGAGAGCATGAGAACCAGTGGGGTGGAAAAGGTGACCAGGATTCCTGATCCGGGCATTCCTCTCTTCTGTAGGGCATAGCCGGCATAGAGGGGTACCATGATGGAACGCCAGTAGTTGTAGACGTTGGTACTGGTCTGGATACCAAGGACGGGCGCGAGGATCGATGGAACAATCAAAAGCGCGATGATTACACTCAGATTTTTGACGATGCTGGTGTCGTCGCCGAGGACTCCCCATTGCGGGGTGGCGATCGACAGGAGGAGCACCATATACATGATGGCGCCGGGCGCCATCCAAAAGTTATTCTCGGGACCTGAGAGGTAGGCAGCGAGAACCACTGCAAATGCAAACAGAAGTGTGAACGCGGTCACACGAGCATCACTTGACTTATTGTCTGCCATTACTATTAGTGTTTGTGATTTTATTTGTCTGGACTTCGGGTTCCGCCACGGGTTCCGCCACGGGAGACATCACGGGTTCGGGAGGAAACACGACAGGTTCAGGCTCCATGGGTGGCGCACCTCCGCTGTTCTTGAAGATCATCTTGAGGACGGGGTCGGCCAAGGTGAAGTTGGCACCGAAACCAAAGGCGGCGATGATGGCAGCCAGACCCTCATTGTCCGGATAGTCTGCGCCTGGATTGTTGGACTGCACGAACATGGTGAATGCGAGCAGACCCATCATGGCCAAGGGAGGTACCGGGTTCATGAACAGGCCGCGGAAGGACTGGACACCCACGGCAAGCACGTAGAGAACGATCAACTGAACCAGAGGAACCATGTCCTTCTGCCAGTTTCCGAGATTCTCAAAGCCTTTCTTGTTTCGGTTATAAGGAAGTTGGGTGACGGAATCTCCCACGACCTTATTGCGTCCGCGAAGGAAGAAATAGAGGCTTGGAATAATGATCAGGGTCCACGCCAGGTAGCTGAGATTGTTGTAGAATGAAGTTCCGGTGGTCAGCGTGACACCCTTTGTGCTGAGAAGCGAAGGAAGGGCCTCTTGAATGATCTGGAAAAGCACGACCAAGACTGCCGTGATAATACCAGTGCTTTGGATCCTTTGCTCTTTTACCACGCCGATATATTTGGTGAAGAAATAGACCACGAAAGTTACCAAAGGTGGTATCGGATTGCGAATGAGACCTTGAGTGTAAGGATTTATGGTTGCCAACACCACGATGAAAACCTGAACCGCCACCATGACCAGACGGAAAAACTCGGGCGTTTGACCGAGAATGGATGTTCTGCTCTTTTCCTTGCTCTGGCGTTCAATGAAGAACCACAGAGTCGGCAAAAGAATCGCGAACCAGAGTCCAAGCGAAGCAATGGTGTAGTTGATGGTTCCCGGTTGAAGACCTGTGAACTCCCCGCCGACAAAGTTTCCACGCTTGACGGCCGTGATGAGTTGGGGAATCACCACAACGGTCAGTAGTGAAGCACCACCCACCCACTGAATAAGTCGATTCTTATCAAATTCCTGATCCTTCTGAACGTAACGAAGGAGAATGTACATGGTGATCATCACGATCGGTGGAATCGGGTTCATCAATAATGCTCTGGCGGCGGGCGCAGCGGCAAAGGCACCTCCACTTATAATCACCTGAAGGAACAGCAAAAGCGCCCTCGCCCAGTTTGGTGATTTGGCTTCCTTTGGGTCACTGTTGACATTAAGATACATGGTAGGTAGGATCAGGGCCGACCACAGGACCCAAGAACCAAACATGTACCCTGGACTTGATACATCCATTATTACTATTATTATGGATTTTAAAATTGAGCGGCGATGCGTCCAGCCGTTTCACGAAGCGAGTCCACATAAAGTGCAATTCCAGAAAGAATGATCATGCGAACCTGATTGTCTGTGATCGTGTAATCAAAAAGATACTTCAAAAGTGAAGCGGCGATGAATACAAATACAGCGATGTTACCAACGTCCCTCGCTGGGACGCCCAAAAATCCAATCATCGTGGCTGCGAAAATCATCATGGACATCGAGATAAATATGAATTTGAACAGCTTACGGCGTTGTTCGGCGAGTTTTTCTTGAGCTTCGTCTACCGGATTTTCTTCCATTCTCTTTACTGCTGTTTTTGCCGCTTTGAGTTCAATCTTTTCATAGAACGTGAGTTTGTCCTCGGGTATCGCTTCCAATTTGGCGACGGTTTTTTCATAGTCTTCCTTGGTGCGTTTCTTTTCGGTTGGGGGTTTTTGATCGGACAAGATCGCCCAGACCTGAAGAAGGAAATAGGCAAAAAGAAACTTGAAGAAAAAATCAAAATCCTTTATTGTCGGAATGTAAGGTTCCGCCATTCTGCTATTACCCGATATAATAATTAGTTATCAGTGTGACTCCGAGAGGCACCAAGTACTTGGCGTAGGCATCGTTGAAGAGATCGAACTGACCCAGTGAACTCGGCACGGCAATCAGTGCAATCACCAGCCCCGAGAAGGTTGCTGGGCGACTTGAACCCTTTGCCTGAAGGGTGATGAACAACAGTGAAATCACCGAGAGGATGTAGAACAAAACTGTGAAAAACTCCTTGAAAGTTGCAGTCCTTTCCTCATCGGAACCTTCCTCCGGCTCCGTGGTGTTCAACAACGTCATGATCTTGCTCACCAACTGGAGAACAAAGTAGTTGAAAAAATACAGACTGATGAAGTAAACAGCCTCGGCGGGATTGAGCGCAGGCACCACACCAGTAGCGTCAGCCATATTACTATTGAGACACAAAATTAATCATGGATGCGGGCACCACAAAATCCCTTGGGGTCTTCGATGGTCTTGTAAAGTTTCTTTCCCTCGGCAAAATCCTTGAGTTCATCCAGGTTCGCCCAGAATGCCGGACTGTGGTCGTACTCCTTGACGGTCGCGTGGGCAAGTTCGTGCAGAAGGACGTGCATCAGTTCGTTGGGACACCCGTCTACACACAGACCAATCTCTGAGCCCTTGTTTGTGTTGAACCCCAAAAGTCCTCCCTGCATCCCGTGGTAGCCCACCAACAGAATGGGTTCTTCCAACTTGCGGAACTTGTGTCCCTCCGGCAGATTGGCAAACTCTTCACGCAACGTGGTGTATCGTTCCCTAAGCGTCACCAAACTCTTGGGCTCTTTGACCATCTTCAAAAAGGACAAAAGGAGCAACCACATGGTCACATAAATAATTATCTTCTGTGACATCTTACAATTAAAGAAGAAATTATATACTAAAGTACAATGTCTCGTCTTGCAAAGGATAAACTCGTCGTTCCTGGTGTGTCATGGGCATGCCTTTCATTTGTTGGAAACCTTGATGGTGGTTGGGTTCGCCCCGCCGAGGGCGCCAAGTACACTGAGTTCATGATCAAGATTCGTGGCGCTTTCGGAACCAAGAGTGAGGCCGAAGAGCATGCCAAGGAACTTCAGGGTCTGGATTCGTCTGTGGATATCTACGTGGTGAACATGTACGAGTGGCTTCTTCTTCCCCCTCCTCCGGTGTCCGAGATGGATAACGTCAAGTATACCGATGAGCGTCTTCAGGCGATCATGGATGGCTACAAGGAGAACCAGAAGCACGCTGCCCAGATGTTCGAGAAGCGCAAGGAAGACATGGCAGCCACACCTTCGGGTTCCAAAATGCCTTTCTTGGAGGCGGGAGACGAGAACTCCAAGTTCTACAACAAGCCCGATGAGGCTCCCATCCCTCACCCGTCCGAGTTGGTTGAGAAGTTCAAGGAGGAGCACCCTGACAAGAGCATGGAGGAACTTGTCAAGATGGCAGACGAGGAAGTCGCCAAGCTCATCAAGGAGCGTGAGGAGGAGCGCAAGAAGAACCTTCCGGCGATCGAGGAGGAGGCCTCGGGTTCATCAAAGGGCAAGGAGAAGATGGATCCTGAACAGATGTTCAGTGGTTAAGCAGTGGGAAACACTTCAACTTCACCTGAACCAGACCCAGGCACGGGAAGCATTTCAATTTCCAATTCGGCATCTTCCCTGATGGGATAGAGGATATCTCTGGAAGGAAGGCCTGGAATCTCCTTGACATTTCCGAGGCGATCCACCACAGGTCCAATAGGGATTTTCTGAACCGTCTTACCAGGTTCCAAACTGAACCCTGCATATAGCGATTCTGGATTCGTTACATACAGCGTTTCGTCCAAGACCTCCATAGGAGAGGCGTAATACTTTGAAGGGTCGTCACCTGGATCTGTATGGAGAGGAACATAAAATTCCCTCTGTTCCAAAATGGCCCACGCGGCGAGCATTCCGAATGCAATGGATGCGATGGTGTTAAACCCGTCCATCTTCTACTAGTTACTCAGATTTTTAGACGCCCCTTCCTGAAGTCAGGATGATCGGTGCGGCCTGACCGGGACCGCTGTTCCTTCCACCCGCACCCATACCCATAAAGAAACCAAGAATGAATGCAACAAAGATAATCACCATCCACACGAGAGGACTTATCCCACTGAACATGGTGTCCTGTTGTGGAGGAGGTGGGTGATGATAAATCTCCTGGTGCTGTTGTTCTTGTTGTTTAGGCATAGGAATCTCATAATAAATGGGCTGAACTTGTTCCTCTTCAGGTTCCTCGGGTGCTTCTGGTTCCGGAGGAATGTCATTAGGTCTATAAATTGGAGCAGCACCTCCGTCATCCATGTCAAATCCCTGTGGTATATTACTGTCTACTGCTACTTCCATTGGGAAGGATTTAATATGGATGTATGTTTTTAAAAGTTTAGATGAGCGCACCTATTCTTCGTCCTCGTCAGACACAATGAATCCATCAAGGTCATCGTCTTCATCGTCTACGCAATCGTAGTCACTCTCATCTTCTGTACGAATAGACTCTACGTCGGAACACTCATCATCCGAGTCATAATCAGAATCGTTATAATCATCTTCTACTACCTCATCGGGTGTGTAAGGTGTAGGTTTCTTGACCACGCGTCCGGAACGAGTTATCGTTTCCATTATTAAGCAGTGGGAAATGTTTTTTCATTCAATAAGCGCATTTAAAAGATGTGGCGTAAATGATTGTTTCGTTTCTTCGGCGGCATTCACTAGAACCCGTTCGCCCGTAATCGCAAGTGATGCTGCCAATTCTGATATTTCATCGTGGTACACCGAATCTCCCGATGGAAGGGAACCCGCCAAAGATGAAAATTCGTCCACGGCACGCCTGAGGTACATGCCACTTCTTTCCAAACTGACGCCCTTTAGAATAGTTACATCTGGATTAATCATTTCTCTCTTGGCGGATTCAAGTTCCTTCTCGAAACGCGCATACGTGTCTGGATCCAAATCACGAAATCTCGAAAGATTTGGAATCATATCGTCAATTGGTTTCCACAAATCAGGATTTGCCGGCTTACCGTAACCGGAACGTCTCCCTAAGATGAATATGATGGCGAAACCTATAATAAGCAAAATGGTAATCATACCTTGTTTAATTTTTGCAGATATTTTATTATCTTGGGATGAACCATGTATCTACGACCACTCCAACATTTGTGTTCTTCGTCGTGACACTTGAATAGAACGGTCTTAGATTCCTTGTCGATCAGAAACCACCCATGATTCCCCTTGTGTTCTCTCTCGATAAATTCACAGTATTTGCTCTGAGTCGCGATTACCCAGTGGGTCTTTTTGGGAATGATTTTATCAATTCGCTTCACGTTGTGCTGAGGATATACTTCCTGGATCCACTTGAGTAATTCGTCATCTGCACTGGTTCCCGAAATGATGGTTTCTGATCCACCAAAATGATTGAGTTCATTTCCATGTGGAAGTATAGAAAACCGTTCAAGCGTGCTCGCCGAAGGTTTGGCCTGAGATATTTCAGTGACGCCATCCTTTCCAATTTCAAACCTAGGCACATACGGAACAACCAACTCTTTAGTGTCTCGCTTCATCTTGTATGACCAGATGGTTCTCAACCCAGTCTTGAACACCGATTTGTCCAAAACCGTCGACCATGGAACATCTGGATCGTAATCAACAAGAGCAGTGGTGATGCGATTCATTATATTCAGTGCAGATGAAGACGTCACCGTCACCTGAGGCCACGAGAGATGAACGCCATTCTTGAAGTCCTCCCCCTGGGCACGAGTACATGTGGAAACTAGAACGGGACCAAGCGAAGGAAACGCCGTGTAAAGTTGAATCGCCCAGCGCCTTATGGTTTCATCTGTGACTGCGCCCTGTTCTCCGGTCGTCACGTAGTCGATATCCAAAAACATCCTAAACCTGTCCGAACTCTTGGTCTGCTCTACCATGAACAACTTTTCACGGTTGGACAGACATCTCATACACATTTCATAAAATCTCTCACGCTGCTGAAGGGGGACGATAAGTACGCCCGATCCATTCATCAGTGTGTGAGTAATCGTGGTTCCTTGAGGTTTGGTTCGGAACCACCATCCAAGTCGCTCACATTCGTCTTTGAAACTCATGGAAGTCTTCTGGATTACTATGGTTTTTTGTTTTTAAGCCTACATGAGGTTGCAGTAAAGTGTCATTTCATCATCTTCGGCTTTCTTGGGTCCATATTTTTTCAAAAGATAAATCTCACCGACCACTTCTTCCTCGGTGAGTTCCTGGACACGTTTGGCTTCATCGGAATCAATATCTTCGGGATCTAGACCTAAGAGGTTCCTAAGTTCTGTGATACGTTCCTGTTTTGATTTTCGCATCGGTTTCTCCTTATATTAAATGGGATTTTTGGAAACGAAGGATTCAGCGCACGGTGAAAGTCATCGTTGGCTAGCACCTGATTTTCAATCAAAGGCCATTTTGCTTTATTTTGAAATTCTTGCATCGTATCAAATGACATGTACTTATTTTCATCGTAGGTCCTTCGGATCGACTGACGATTTCGCTTGCGTTCTTCCGTGATTTCCTTTTCACGATTGAATCGTTCAATCATGTTCAATTGTGTTTCCCTGGGAATGTAAGTTTCAATCACAAACACGTGATATATGATTCCTTCATTCTCGGCATCTTCAAAGTAAAAATATCGATAGGCTCCTTCCGAAATGGCGATGACACCCCTGGTCTCCTCCTCCAATTCTCGAAGGGCTGTTCGTATTGGCCATCCTATCTCGCGCTTTCTACATCCACCCGTCACAAATGTCCAGTCATCCCATCGTTTATCACATACTGTTAAATACCTCGTATCTTCTTCACATGGGGCAACTAGGACAGTGATCGCCTTATGCGTCTCCTGATCCATTTACTTCCTCTGTCTCCTCTTCTTTATTATGCTCTTCGGGCTCGGGGGCTGGGACGTATTTGAGACCATCCTCTAGGGCATACAGAGATGTCTTTAGCCACCTGGTTTCAGTGTAGAGATAGAAACTGAAACCAATAAGGAGAGCCACGAGCGCCATGAGGATGATCTCTTTGTTCATGATTGAGTTAAGCATTTACCGTTGAATACCAAAAATATTATCCAGTTCTCGCGCGTTAATCTCGTCGCGACTGGTGACCTTGTAAGCAGGCGCCATGACCTCGGGTGCCTCCATCATCTCGTGGTGCATCCCCTCCTTGACGCCGAACCACTTTTGCAGTGTTCCGGAACCGGGCTTGTAGCTGATGATGAACACCAGGGCGAACAGAAATGCGATGAAGTAAAGATTCATTCTTATTATTATCCTGGGAAATTATATATGGCGAAGGTCGAACGAAGCAGTTATCCCGTCAAGAAATTCATGATCAAGTCACCCAAGGGCGAAACCATCTACTTTGGACAGGCTGGCTACGGTGACTACGATCTGTGGTCTAGGGTGGATCCCGAGTACGCCGAAAAGAAGCGCTACCGCTACACCACGTCACACAAGGCTATTCTGTTAAAGGACGGAACTCCTGCGTGGAAGTCACCAGAGACCGCCGAGTACTATGCCATGCGCGGGACGTGGGATGAACCCCGTGGAAACCCTCTGTTCAAGCAGGTGGTTTCCATGAGAAATAAGAGCCTCACCAAGGAGGAAAAGGCTTTCATCGCTAAACACAAGAAATTACATTAAATTATTTAGTTCCTTCTTTGACTTTTGAATCGTAGATCGAAGAGTGGCGATTCTAGCCGTCTTTCTTTGATTTGCCTCAATCCTGTTCATCATGCCAGATTTAAGATTCTTACGGGTCCTTGCGCTTTTGGCGACGGCACTTAGCTTCATTAAATCTTTCATCGCGTTAAAGTACTCATTGGGAGTGAAATTCACCAAGGACCAGTTTTCAAATATGATACCGGGTAGCGGTTGCTTCACTGTCTTATTTTCGCGTTTCGCTCTCTCGCGAACATTTCTCATAGCCCGCGTAGCCCCTTCCAAATCTAGGATAGACTTGACATTGTTCTTGTCATCGATCACCAGACCGAATGAAGTAATTTTTTTATTTTTGTTGTTCACAGGTTTCAAAGTTCTGTAACTGTAGTTCGCATATATGATGGGTTCGGTGAAAGTCGCGTTTTTTCCATTCTTAAACCCCTTGGCGATCATGCGCTTTAGGAGCATAGGTTTGAAAGCATTTCTTTGATTGGCATTCATATTTTTCCACCTGGTCGTAATACCCATGGCTTTCCTCAGAAGTTTCTTAACGGCTTCGGACTTTGCATCATCCAACGCTGTGTTACCATCACTATTTTTCTTGAAAGGATCGATATCCTTCGCAGCCAAAAGCTCTTTTACCACATCCTCTTGATCATTGAATGCGGCAATGTGAAGAGCTGTAACTCCATCCGGCTTCGCCTTGTTAACGTTGGCGCCCGCTTTCAATAATGCCCTTGCGCACAAAGGTGAGCCGAATTGGGATGCGATCATGAGAGGCGTCCATCCTTTTTTATCCGCTTTGTCCACTTGGACATTATTGGATTTTAACAATTCTCTTACTGTCGACACATTACCATTCCTCGTAGCTATCCATAAATTCGTGCGTCCTTCATTGTCCGCCTTATTGACGTCGGCTCCCTTCGCAATGAGCAACTCCACAATATCATAGTTACCTGCATCGGAAGCCGCATACAGAGCTGATTCTCCGTCATTGTCCACCTGGTTGATGTTGGCTCTCTTCGCCAGGAGCAATTTCACGATATCCATGTGACCCTTATAGGACGCTATCATCAGAGGCGTCTGTCCGTAATTATCCACCTTGTCGACGTCGATGCCCCGGGCGCCAAGCAGCACCTTCACCACC